GTAATCGCCGCTGGTGCCTGCCGTGCTGGAATCGCCGCTGGTGCCTGCCGTGCTGGAATCGCCGCTGGTGCCTGCCGTGCTGTAATCGCCGCTGGTGCCTGCCGTGCTGTAATAGCCGCTGGTGCCTGCCGTGCTGTAATTGCCGCTGGAAAACGGCTCTTTATCTTTCACGCGCCTAAATACAGCGTCAAGAGTCGCTTTCAGCATCCCAGCAAAGTTCAGTTCTCCCTTCACAGTGAGCTCCGTACAAGCGAGCTTGCTACCTTCGTCGGACTTGCTGATCTCGCCGCCGCACTCAACTTCAAAAAATCTGGGATTGCCATTCATCGGGTAGTAGCGCAGAACCTCAAACGGATTTTCACATGCATGCATACCGGCACTACAGCAGTCTGCATTATCCTCGAAATAAGTCTTGCCAACCTCATACTTTTTGCCCCGGCAGGTCATATCCGGGTTCATCGCCTTGTATGCAATAATTTTTTTGCTCATGCCGCTGTCTCCTTCCTTAGAACATGCTGGTCTGGCCGTTGGACTGCTGGATCAGCATCACGGTGTTGGTGCTGGGCTTCCAGCGCTGGATGTACTCCACCGCCTCGTCAAAGCGCTTGCGGGGAATGTTGTTCCTGCTGCTGACCCGGAACCACATCTGAATGTCCTTGTTGATCTCGCAGTAAACCATGCCCCGTACATGGGAATCGCCGTAGGCCGGGGCGTTCTTGCCGCCCAGAGCTTCCACAACAACGTGGTTCACGGCATTCTTGAGGGAAAGCTGCTGGTCATAGTCCACGACCATGTTGTTTTCCAGCGCCGTGATCCGCTGCTCCTGCCTCTGGGTGCGGTCGTCAAGCAGGAACAGCGCCTGCAGCTCCTTGCTGAGCTTGGGCATCTGCGGAGTGGCCAGCTTCTTCTCCATTGCATTGAACGCGGCAATGTACTTCAACTTCCACTCCAACGCCGCCTTTCCGGTAAAGCCCATCACCAGCAGGCTGAAACCGTCCCGGTTCATCAGGTACATGGGGTACTGTTTGCCGCGGTTCTCAAACGTTGTCTCGTAGAACATAGATTTGGCGGCTGAATTTTCAGCCACGAGATTTGTGACGGCCTGAATCACGTTCTTGTGCTCCTTGCCGAAGTTCTCAGCGATCTGGCGGCTGGATACCACCGGCTCGCCGTTCTGGGTAGATAAGATAATGTCTGTCATGTAAACCTCCTTGTTGGGGTCTCCCTTCCCGTGGTATAATCGGGCGGAAGGGAGGTGTTAAAATGAGTGCGAACAAAAAAGTTGATTGTTTTGCCGGATACCAGCGGACCGCCGAAAAGATGGCCGCTTTCACCTCTGCGGTAAATCATCTGGATCTCAGTCAGTTTACAGAAGAGCAGCTGCAGGCCCTGTTGGATGCCTGCGACCATGCCAGAAGCTCCTATGCCGAGGAAGCGAACACGGCTGAACTGCAAAAACTTCGAGAAGATCTGGAACGTATCGAGCGCAAACAGGATGAGAATCAGAAAGCACAGGCAATGGATACACAAAAGGCTTACAATGTATCTTTGATCGCCCTTGGCCTGAACGCTTTGGCTATCGTAGTAGCAGTGATAACAGCACTCCTAAGCTGAAGCCGAACGAAAAGCAGCTGATTCCCAGCGCGATGGTGGAAAGCGTCAGCGGGTCGATTTTGTCTACCCGGTTGGAGAGCCGTTCTTTCCAGCCGGGCTTTTTGTTATCATTCACGCTGTTTTCCCTCCTTCTTCTTCCACCAGCAGCTTGTCCACGGATACCTTAAAGTATCGGGCCACCTTCATCAGCTGCTTGATGCTGGGGCCGTAGACGCTACGTTCCCAACGTCCGAGCGCTCCATTGCTCAGGCCTGCGGCAACCTCTAGTTCCGTTCTTGATAGGCCATGCAGTTTCCTGAATTCGTCAATTTTCGAAAGATTCACTAGCGATTTCTCCTTTCTGGGCTTGAAAATCGCTAGGAAATATGCTACTATGTAAGTGCAAGATACAAGTACATATATTCCAGCGAAAGCCCGATAAAATATTTGAGGGGGCTTTGTTCTGTTTTGCTCCCTGTGCTTCGTATTATACTAAACAATTGATTAGGTTTCAATAGTGAATCTGCGATTTCCTAATAGTTTGTTTAGATGCACAAAAATGCGAGGTGTTTTCTATGCGAAATGTGGAAAGAGCTAAACAAATCGCTAAAAGCAAGGGTATAAGCTTTGCATTTGTGTGCGCTCAGATAGGAAAAAGCCGGAGTTACCTGTCTGAAATGCTTGCGAATAATCGGGATATCCCCGAAAAAATGCTAGGCCCCATTGCAAACGCCTTGGGCGTAACAGTGGAAGAGCTGAAGGGCCAAGAGCCGGAGCAAAAAGAAAAACCCACTCCCAGTGAAGAGAGTGAGCTGAATGCGCACGCTAAAGCCATACTATATAAGTATGAGCAGCTTGACCCTGCGCAAAGGGTTATGTTTGAAAAGATGCTTGACGCTGCACTTGAGGCAGCGAAGGGGGATAAAAATGAAAAAGGCTGAATTTCGGGCTGTTGTCAATAGTTCTGTGAACGAATACGCACGAAAAGCAGTTGCCGATTTGGACGCTCATCCTGAACGCTCCGATCTCGAAAAAATTGCAGTGATGTACAAGAGCTCCCTGATCGGCTCCGTTGAGATCGTGATTGACGCTCTGCAGAAAACGGGCGTGTTAAATTTTGACGATTGATTCTTTGGAGTTGGCAAGCTCGTTCAGGCTTTCTCTGATGCAATTGCTCACCGCAACATAGGGTCTTTCTTTTTCCAGAAGGTGAATAAAATCTGCGGTTTCCTGCGGGGTGGCAGTGATTTCGATTTTCATAACGTTATCCTTTCTGCGCAGCTTCCAGTAGCGCGCCAACGTCAATGTCAAGAGAAAGTGCAAGCTTGATTTTCTCAAGTATAACACATTCCGGGGCCGACTTCATCAATTCTGTGCTATGTTCTCGCACTTTCTTTTCCTCCTTTGGTCATTGAAAATTTGTTTTCTGGCAGCCGGTTGGCTGCCTATTTTTGAATCTAAGAGGTGTTTTTATGGCTCGGAAAAAGAATGATATTGTCAACAACGGCGAAAAACCGAAGAAAAAACCAAACGGATGCGCAATTATCGTTGCGATTCTTGTGTTCGGGCTTGCGTTTAGTTTTCTTTCTGCCAAAAATATTGCAGACGATGTTGACGTTGTATTCGATGCCACAAAATATGAGCACGAAGACGGTTCCGGCCTGACAGAAGATGAACTTATCAGCATGATCGGAGAGCCAGACAGTACCGAAGACTGGACTTACAGCAACGGTCAAGCCATTCATACGCTGTTCTATGGAAACAATACATATGATTTCGTATTTGAACGCCTGCATCGAATCACACTTTATGACGTTTTCCCTTATAAGTATAAAGATCAGTTCCTTACAATGTTCAATCTGAAAAAGACAGGTAAGACCACTGTAAACGACACCGGAACATGGTATCGCGCTTATAACTGCGGAATCAATGACCTTTGGCTCAATTATGAGAACAATAAAATCACAACGTCTATTATCACCTACTCAACATTCTTCAATTAAATTTGATTATGACATGGCAAGAGAAAAGCTTCCTAGTGAATTACCTTGGTGACCGGGAAAAGAAGTGGGGGCTCCATGATGATGTAAAAGATCGGTTTTATCCTTTCGACAAAAATGTCAAAGAGATCATTTCTGAAGGTTACATCATTGACACTCCTGAAAAATATGCTTTAACAAATTCCGGTAAAACAGTATCAAAAGATTTCAAGAAAACCGAAAGAGACCGACGAAACGCCGCACACCGAAAAATAATGTCGCTTGCAATGGAAAGAGACTATCTCGGTGCATATAATGCCCGTGCAGAGTACGAACGAAACAGTGTTATTCCTCATGGAATATCGATTTCTTTTGGCTCCAGCCTTACTTCTCCCGGCTCATCATCATCTCAAAACTCAATTTATGAGTATTGGAAAGAAGAAAAGGAAATTCCGTCCCATGTTCTCTGCTATATTCGCAATTCAGAAGCTATCGATTTTTCAGATTGCAATAATTCGGAAGCATTTAAGAGTGACTTAAGAGCCTTTTATGTTGGAACGCAAATATCCGGGAGCAATGATATTTCTCTTCCAGATGATTTTGAGACGTATCGCGGAGAATACTTAAATTGCCCGTCTCTGGAAAAGCAGCTAAAAGAAAAATGCCTTTTCAAAAAGATTCCTCGGTTAAGCATCTACTACAACACAAAGGTTCGTGTCTTTAATTTTATTTCAACCGGGTTGATTGATTCGTGGGATGGAAATTTTCAGCTTGGAACCTACGACTGCACAGATCCATACCATTTTGAGATGGCAGAATTTGAATTTTACTCTGAACTCGGAATCACTTCATTTCCAAAAACCTTCAGAACTTATTTTAAGCATAAGAAAGACAATTCGGAAAAGTATCAGGCTTGGATGGCAGAGATTGGAGACCGAAGACTTGAACCTATTAAGGCTTGCCATAATAGCTAATTTCCTACCACAAGCGCATTATACATCTTTCAGTTGTAATATTCAATAGATATCACAAAATATATTTGATTTTTCTGAAAATAGTTAGATTTTCACTTGGAGCCGTCCAGCCGCTGCATCTTCTGCAGCAGTTCCCCGGCAAGCTCCCCGCCGGGGCAGTTGGCGGCATCCAGCAAGCGCCGGACGCTTTCCGCCTTGCGGACCACATAGAAGCGGGCCCGGGTCTGACACTCGGGCGGCATATCCTCATAGCACGCCAGGGCGGCGCGGATGTGGGTGCAAAAGCTCTGCATCTTGTCCATAGATCATTCCTCCCAGGGCTTTGGAGTGGGCCGCGTGCCGGTGAGCACGCTGGCGGGCATTCCGTCAATGATGGTCATATCGGGGTCCATGCTGATTGTCTGACTGTTTTTCATTTCATTTTCCTCCTGTTTTTGGTAATATTTACATCTTCTGTACCAGATTCTACCATGCGCCAGAGGAAAATGAAATTGGTGTAATTTTTGTCGAATGGCGCAGAGTTTTTCTGCGCCATTTTTCTTTTATAACACGCTGCGTTTAGGGGTGATAAGTATGAGTTATTTTACCGCTGCTCAAATCGGGAAGGCACTTTCAAAAGCGCGGGTATCCGCCGGGCTAAGTCAAAGAGAGATCGCGATCCGCCTCCAGAAGGGAGAGCGGACGGTGCAAAGCTGGGAAAAAGGAGACACAAGCCCAGACAGTGACGAGATCATGGATTGGTGCGCAGCCTGCGGAGTGTCCCCCATTACAGTGTTTATGGAAGTTATGCACCCGGATCTGTACGCAGTGCCAGACGGGCAGAAGGATGACGCGGCCATAGACAAGGAGCTTCACACGCTGGTGCAGGCGCTTCCCCCGCTCACCCGGCGGCTTTTGTTGTTCGTGCTCAAGGGCCGACACGGGAGCAGCCCGCCTGCAGTTATCTCTGAAATAGCCGCAAACCTCCACTGCCCTCTCAACAACCGGGTCAGTGTGTGCGGCACTATCATCGATCAGTACAGCTTCGCCCAGATCAGAGGGCTTGACCCGTGCCCGGACGAGCCGCATCCCCCGATGGAGGATTTGAAGATCAATTACAAGTCGGGGCGCGCAGCGTCAGAGAACGGCGCTCTGGGCTATATAGGGCGCAGAAAGGAGTAGTGCATGAAGTGTGTCAGATGCCATGTAAACATCCCGGACAAGGCTCTGTTTTGCCCGTGGTGCGGAAAGCAGCAGGATGCAATGTCCGCTCCCGTGCATAGAAAAAAGCGCCGCCGCCCAAAGGGCAGCGGCAGCGTGTACAAGCTGAAAGGGGTCCGGGCAAGGCCCTATGTAGCCGTGACCGGGAAAAAGGAAGTGCTGGGCACATACGGAACGCCCGGAGAAGCCGTGCAGGCGCTTGACGCATACAACGCCCAGAACACCCCGGCAGAGCGCCTGAAGTGTACTTTTGCGGATGCCTACGAAAAATGGCGGGCACAGCCGAAGTTTTCAAGTCTCAGCCGGGACATGATAAATGGATACGAGCTGGCTTTCAAAAAAGCCGCTCCGTTGTACAGCCGACAAATGCGAGACCTGAAAGCGGAGGACTATCAGCAGATCATAGACCAGATGGTCGCAGACGGTCTCTCCCGCAGCTCGTGTGAGAAGCAGCGCACCCTTTTCAGCCAGCTATGTGAGTGGGCAATGGCCCAGGACATCATAAACAAGAACTATGCCCAGCTCCTTCACCTTCCTGCCGCGGCCGGAAAGGCAGAGCGCACCCTTACGGCGGACGAGATCGCCCGGATCAGCGCCTACCAGGCCGACAAGCGCTTCGGTCAGACAGCGCAGATCGCTATGGTGCTTCTCTATACCGGCATGCGCATCGATGAGCTGCTTTCCATGCGCTGCGAGAACGTGTACCTGAAAGAGCACTACATGCAGGGCGGCGAAAAAACGGAAGCGGGCAAAAACCGCATTATCCCCATCCTCGACCCCATTTACAAGATCATCGCCTTCTGGATGATGGACAGCGGGTGCGAGTGGCTGATACCTTCCAAGGCTGGAACGAAGCTGGACAAGCGAAACGTGGCCACAAAGTTCCGGGCCCTGATGCAGGAGTGCCAGATCGAGGGCGTGCACCCGCATACCCTTCGCCACACGGCCAGCAGCAAGATGGTGGAGTGCGGTCTTGAAAAAACTGCCGTGCAGGCTATCCTCGGCCACAAAAATTTTTCCACCACAGCAAACAAGTACGTTTCCCACAACGACCCGACATACTTGTTACAGGAGATGCAAAAGATGAAATACTGATTTTGTTAGTTTGTTTGTTAGTTTATTTTGGCTTCTTGCCGCATTTTGCTGCTTTTTGCCGTGTTTTCACAAAAGAAAATGCCGTTCATGTGATTCAATATCACGAATGAACGGCATTTTTTGGAGCTGGTGACAGGAGTTGAACCTGCAACCCACTGATTACAAATCAATAATATTTTTCGTATTTATGATATTTTTGCAGTAAATGTTAGTTTGTTGTTTGCTTATGGCGTATTCTAAAAGCGATAAATCGCCCGCCTTATCTTACAACAAATGTTGCAAAAATTCAACGCATGTATGCGGAGCGTTCTTTTGTAACGGCTTCGCACAGGCCAGAAACAAGGTCTTCCGCCATGTTCCACATGTGATGCAGCTCTACGCCTGCTGCAGAATCCTCGCTGTCAACGCCTGTAAGGATTTTCTGCGCAATGCGACGGTTTGCGTCAGCGTGCTCCATTTCTTCCCCAGAGAGCTTATACCACTCAGAAGAAGCGTAGGGGCAAACCGTTTTATAGTCCATTGCCATGCTTGCGTAGTTCATCGCATCGCTGTATTCTTCGGCCATTTGCTTTGCAGCATGAACAAGTGTGTCCTTATACCCTGCAAACTTTGCTTCGTCCATCATAGCTAGATCCTCCCCCTTACAGTTTTTCCACGGCCACAGCCATATTGCTCACCACGGAAGCAGTACCGGTCAGCAGGAAGCTCAGGATAGAGCTTTCGCAGCCACACGCATTGCGCACCAGGAAAGTCAGTGTTAGATTGGTCTGTGCAGCCGCAGTGGCCACAGCCTGAGAAGCAGTAGCGCCGATGACAGCCACGCCGTCCTTCTGGCCGGTCAGGGTCACGGTGCCCGCAGCCGTGGGGGCCAGTGTAGCGGACACGGTCACATGGTAGTAGCCCTGACCCAACAGGGTGATGGTGTTGCCGTCCTGCCGGATGTTACAGCCAAACCGCCGGGAAGTTGTGCCGACAGGGATAATATCGTTTACCGCCACGGTCTGAGCCGAGGTGTTGGCGGTATAAATCGCAGATTTAGACATAAAAATCTCCTTCCTTATATAAAAGGCGGAGCAGCCTTTGCCGCCCCGCCAATCCTCGCCTAAAGGGCGTATGTGTTAGATGCTGCCGCAGCCGTTATTGCAGCCGCAGAAGGGGCTCGGGCCCGCATTGTAGGAGTAGCCGTTGGGGTACTTCACAACGCCGTACATCTGGGAGGCCAGTTCCAGCTGGCTGATCCGCTGATTCTGGGCCGCGATGGTCTGCTCATACTGCTGCTTCTGCAGCTCGGCAAACTTCGCGTCGATGTTGGAGTTGATCGCGCAGGTCTGCTTGTCCATCTGGGCTGCCAAATTGGCGGTTGCCAACCGGTTGTCGCAGCAGCACTGAGCAAGCTGTGCCTGGATGCCGTTTCCGGTCTGCAGGATGGTGGTGTTGGTGCCTGCCTGAGCCAGAGCAACTTCTTTGCCCAGCTGGCCGATGCTTCCCTGCATCTCATAACCGAGATTACAGATGCCGTTGCCGATGTTGGTCAGGCGGTCGTTCAGCTGGCCGAACTGCTGGCCGAAGAGGATCTCCTGCTGAGATGCCGCGGTGGCATACTGGCCGTACTCGCCGGTGCGGTTGCCCCACAGGCCACCGCCGCCCATCATGGCCATAAAGAAGAACAGAATCAGGATGTCCATCATCCAGTTGCTCGCATTCATGCCGTCGTTGTTTCCTCTGGTGACGGCGGCGATGTCGCTAAGACTCATATTGTCCATATTGATTTCCTTTCTTGCGAATTGTGAATATATTTCAAGTTGTGCGCACAACTTTCCGACTACTTGAGGAAGGGCATGATCTGCTTGGCCATTGCCTCCAGTTGCTGATACTGAGCATCCGACATCTGACCGGACTTCCGCAGCATCTCCACCTGTTGCTTCGGGTCGCCCTTAAAAGAGGCCCGGAACTGCTGGAACTGCTGCAAAATCTGCATCATGTTGCCCAGAGGGCCGGGAAAGCCGGACGGTGCACCGCCGCCCAGGAATTGCATCAAAGGATTTGCCATACCTTAACCCTCCTTTGCCCGTGCGGGCCTTGCAGGAGCCGCCGGGGCCGTCTGATACTGCGCCATCACGCGCTCCACTTCGGCCTTTACGGCAGCCTGTATCTTCTGATCTGCCTGCGCAGAGGTTAGATACTGCGTCTCTGCCGGTGTCTGCATCGCCGCCGGGTCGATCTTTGTCAGGCGGTAGTACTCGCCGGACGCATAGCCCATCGTGTCTGCCTTTTTGACAGCCATGACAGGCTCGTTTTGCACCATGATCCAGCGCGTTTCGCCGGGCTGTACCATGACTTTGTCCACATCCGCGATTGTCGGCACCATCGTGAAGGGGCTTTGTCCCCCGCTCTGTGGAGTAGCCTGCTGGGCCATTTGCTGCTGATACTGGCCTTGCCCAAAACCCATCGGTGGCATCCCGCTGTAAGGGTTTGATTGCCAGCCGCCAAAAGGATATGCCATAAAGCTTCCCCGTCCTTTCTTGATCTTGTAGCACCAGTGTACCTCTCCCGTATATCCTGAGTGCGCAAGGAGAGTGCAAGGAGTGCGCAAATTTTCAAAAAGCCCTTGACATATACACGCAATGCGTGTATAATAAAGACAGTGAAAGACACAAGCACACAGCAATGGAGGCAAGATTATGAGAAACGCTATTGAAATCGCCGCTGATATCCGCAAGTCCGATGTCTGGGATTACGAGCTGTGCACCGAGCTGTGCAAGGCAGCTGACATGGAAGAAGAGTGGGAAGCTGCATCCGCTGGCGATTACGACTGGAATGACTCGAATCGCGGCCCATCGTTTGAAGAAGTCGTTGAAGCCGCCGCTGAGAAGCTGGGTGTTGAGATCTACTGACACCGAAAAAGGTAGCATGGACGCAATAAACCAAATCGGGAGGACAAAACTATGATGATCAGTGCTATCTACAAGTACAACACCGAAAACGGAACCGTGTGGAGTGCCAACGGGTGCGGCATCAAAGAAGACGGAAAGTGGTACAAGAAATGTGCCATGATGGTAGTCAAGTGCGAGCGGATGGACCCTTACGAGTTTTTCGATGCAATCCAGAGCGAAGAGTTTCGCACCGAGCACGAATACAATTGAAAGAAAGACCCGCAGTACGCATCTGTAATTAAACTTGCCGGTATCGTCAAAGACTAAGGAGGGCACCATGTATACTACTGCCGAACTTTTTATTATGGCTACAGACCCGGAAATTTCCCGGATGTTATTCCTTAACAATGTGACTATGACCGTACCGGACGACGCTTCTGACTGCGTTGATCTGGACGCTGAGAAAAAGAGGCTGTCCAACATCTGGGATCTGGCGCACTTGTCCATGCGGGAACTGGTCTCACGCACCGGAATGTCGCAGACAGCTTTTGCAAAGCAGGCGGGCATCCCGCTGCGAACCGTGCAGGACTGGTGCTGTGAAAAGCGTGCGTGTCCGGCATACGTCCGGTTTTTGCTAGCTGAGCATTATAATCTGCTATAACCTTAACTACGATTGTAGTGTGGGCTGCGGTATAATAAGGGAAGAAAGCCCTTAAAGAAAGGAGAATTATTATGGATGCAAGAATGATTAGTTTTTGGGGTTGCGAAACTAACCCATACGCAAACCCCGATACGGCAAATAACGGAGGGGGATACTCTCAGCCGTCCGGAGGTATCCTTGTTGCTCTCGAAAACGGGGAATTTTTGACCGTCACTGTAGACAATATGTCTTGCGGCGATTTTGGCAGCAGAATCGGTTGGGATATCGACAGTTCAGACGGTCGCAGATGGGGCGGCTGTTACGGCACTATGGACGATGCCATGGTGGACAATGAATGGACAGAGGAGTCTCTGGACTCAGTGTCTGGTGTGTACGGGATTGATGCCCGTGCAATGTTATCGGATGCGGTTTTGGCTGTGCATATTGCCGCATAACGATAAGTGAAGGAAGTGTAAGAGATGCCGCCGAAGAAAAATCACATCGGGGAAAAACACGGGACGCTTGAAGTCATCGCAGAGGCCCCATCAAGAAAAAGTAAGTCTGGAAACTTGCTAACCTGCTGGAAAGTGCGATGTTCTCATTGCGGATGCGAAAAAATTATGCTTTGGGGAAGCATCCGGAACGCGAAATCGTGCGGGTGCATCAAAGTGACAGATATGCCAAAGGAATGCACCTGTAAAAGATGCGGAAAATCTTTTACAGGAAATATGTTTACCGTTTACTGTCCAGAGTGCAAAGGAGTTATAAAAGAGTTGCACGGCGTAAAAGGGAATTCGTGTTTTTCTTTTGATACAGTCTGTATTGACTGCGGCGCGCATTTTGTTGCAGGCTCAAAAAAAGCTCTCCGATGCCCTGAGTGTAGAAAAAAAGCCAAAAGAGAAAGCAATCGTCTTTGTGCTCAGAGACGAAAAAACGGGACGGCAAGAAGGCTTGGAGAAGCATACTCGTGTGCTGACTGTGGGAAGCCTTTTATCTTAAAAAATGGATTTCAAAAGTACTGCCCAGACTGTGAGCCGAAGCACGCCATACAATCGTGGAAAGAGTATAAGGAAAAATACGCAAAAAAGTAAAAATCCCCGGTGCTCCACATGGATAGAGCACCGGGGATTTTTATGCGTTCGATTCAAGTGCTGAAAGCACCACTTTCAGGTGATAGCATACAGCCCTACGGCTGTAATGCGTCTGCGCTGCAATGTCCGGCAATGGAAGCCGCTCAACGTACCGCAAAAGAGCTATCTTCCGGTCTACCCTCCCAAGCGGTGCGGTTTTGATGGTGGCGATCATCTGTTGTCGGTCAAGTCCTTGCAGGCACAGTGGCAGCACCACACGAGCCGCCGCCACAGGCAGCACCGAGCCAGAAAGGCTGCGGCAACTGTCCGGCATTGCGCACCATTACGGTGACGTTACCGAGATGGTCGATTTTGTTGACCTTAACAAAATCGCAGAATGTTTTCGTAAAGTCACGAAAACGTCTTTGTATGGCGTACATTTTGTTGGCACCAACAAAATGCTCGTATGCAGTGCTACTCATGGTTTTACTCCTTATCTGCCCGCTTTTCGATGCACTCGCCATATTTGTCAAGAAGGCAATCTTTGCAAAACTCTCGATTGTCGCCTTTCAGTTTGCACACCTTTTCACGCTTGCGGGCTTGATTCATAGCGTTTGCAGAAGCGGCAATAATGCCGCACATAGGTACAGCCATGATATCCTCCTTACTGCTTTTCCAGTGCCGCTTTCATGCGATCAAAGAAAAATTGGATGATCACCCCGATGGTCTCATCGGTAATGGCCCACGAGATGAATTTTCCGTACTTGCTTGAAGCCAGGGCGGCCCGGAGCATCTGAGCCACCCACGCCTTGCGTTCTGCGCCTCTCTTGGTGCCCTGAATCTCGTGCTCTGCCTGCTCGATCAGGTCAAGCACGGTGCCCTTGACAGCCGCGCCATAGCCCAGCCGGATGCAGCCCAGGGCGTAAAACACGAAGCCGCCCAGCATGAGCACGAGGGCCACAGGGGCAGGAAGTGCGGTCAAAAGATTACGAATCGCTTCCATGATTGGTAACTCCTTTCAAAAGATAGTTGTCGATGTCGGTGCGGCTCTTCTGCATCCCCTCGCGGTTGTTGCCGGACAGCTGCGCGTCCAAAAGGTTGCGCACCCCGTCGAGGGTCAGACGGCTCACCTCGTCAATTTCTTCAAAGCGGCGCAGATCTCGGGAAAGGGCCTGCGTGTGTTGGAGCTGGCCCTGCTCTAAGGTGCCGATGCGCTTGTCCATCTCATCCAGCCGCTTGTTCTGCACGTTGTCCGGTTCCTGCGCCTTTTTGATGTACTTGTGAATGATTTCCAGCACCTTGTCAATGGTGATGGCCGCAGCGCACAGGCTGCCCAGGATGCCCAGCACCCACAGCAAAGCTTCTTTTTCGGTCATGCGCCCTCCCGGAGACGGGTCAGACCCTTCTTGCGGATGATTTTCGGGTAGTTGAGGGTGGTCACGTTGAGGTCAACGGTTCTGGAGATGCCCGGCACGCTGCCCTTGCTGGTGTGCTGGTGGGCGTTGTACTTAAAGTCCACCTTCGGGGTCTTGCCGGTGTAGTCTGCCAGCCATACGTCCCACCGCCCGGCAAGCCTTGCCATGTCCAGATGGACGGTGGCGTAGCTCGTGTAGGTGTAGAGCTGGGCGTAGAACCCCATCTTCTCAATCTGTTCCAGATGATAGGCCGCCAGATTTGACAGGTCTCCATAGGGCATCCCGGCAAGACTCGGCGATTCCAGATCCAACGCCACCGGAAGGGTAAGTTCCTTGCACCGAAGCGCCTGCCGCAGTACAGCCAGCTCTTCGTCAGCCAGCTTCTCGCAGGAGGCGTTGGTGTAGTAGTACACGCCAACGTCCAGTCCTGCCGCTTTTGCGTTGGCATAATTGTCCTCGAAGGTGGGGTCGATGTAGGGCACACCGTTGCGGTTCCCTACGGCCCGCAGCATCACGCCTTTGTAGCCTGCCGCTTTTACCTGCGCCCAGCCCTCCATTTTGATTTTTCCCTGCCACCGGCTCACGTCAATGTACCGGTAGGGAGGTTCCCCTGCCCACCCGGTCACGGTGTTCACTGTGGACACGTCCGGTGCAGGGGCAGGCTCTTCCTTGTCGGCGCTGTCACCGGCAGCGTGGGAGAGGGCAGAGAAGATATCCCGCAGGAAGTCAAGCATTACTTTCCACCTCATAAAATCCCTCCTCCGTCAGCTTTTTCATCACGGCATCCTTGTATCGGTCAGGAACGTTGTCGATGGTAAAAGCGCCGTCAAAGCGGTGCAGCTTGATTTGGGTCACATAGAACAAAACCATAACATCCTCCTTACTGTGCAGCCAGCAGGTCGAGCATAGCCGCTTCCAGAGCGGCAAGGCGCTCTTCTGCGGTGGGCAGCTGTGCCTTTTCCTCTGCTTCCTTGCGGGCCTTTTCCTGTGCAGCCAGCTCTTCGTCGGTGTACAGGATGTACCGCTGCACGTCTACCTCTTCGTCATAGGCTTCCTGTGCGGCCACACCGGGCACATCCACCACCTTACGGACGTCCTTGCCGCCGTTGGGGTACTCGGCAATGGTCTCGTAGTGGCTGACCTCTTCCACGCCCGCCACAGCATCGTGATGGATGGTCTGGGTCTCGAACTTGAGGTAGCCTTTCGTCAGGTCGGGGGCTTCGATGGGGTTGCCGTTACTGTCGATAATTTTCATAAGGTCTCCTTTCGGTTATGCCACTCTTCGCCATAGGTATAGGCAGTATGCCGGGGGTTGGACGGTGGTGGAAGCGCCGTAGATGGGGTTGGAAGAGGATGCGTCAAACCCAAAACCGGCAGCACCGGCAGGAGCGCTATCATCATAGGCATACGAGATTCTGATGCCTTTGCCGTCCGTATGCCCGCTACTCGCAATATCGGATACCGCGCCTTTATTCGAGCCCATTTGCCAAATAAAAGCTCCAAACGATTGCTTTACCGAACCCGTAATGTTCGGCAATCCTGCCTCCAGCTTTGTCCCAGCCGGATGCGTGTCGCTTGCACCCCAGATAGTGCAATCCTTAATGCGCTCCCACGTGCCGCCGATAAAGCTTGCCGGGCTGGTGGGGTCGTTGCTGGCCCAGAATTTGATTCTGGCGAGGTCTTCTTCTCGCTGGGCGGCGAGAGCTTTCAATGCCTTCTGTGCGTTGTTGACCTGCATCATCAGGTAATTGTACCCGTACTGGTTGTCCAGACCAACTTCTGCGCCGGTCGGGGCGATGGTCTGGCCGGATGTCCAATTTTCCGGAAGATCAGCGGGAAGAGGAATGTTTTTCAGGATATCATCCGCCATAAATCAATGTTCCCTCCTTGAAGATAATGGTGTGCTTGAACTTCGTTCTGGTCGTGGTTTCGATGCTCACATCGTCCTGTGTGAGGGCGGATCCGAACGCATCTTGTGCGGAGATGGCAGAGACTTTTGTGATCTTTTCCGATGGCAGAAGCTCATACTGCAGCGTGACTGCCGCACCGGAAAGGCTCTTTGCGAGGTTCGGAACGGTATAGTCGCCGTTCAGCTGCACCATGTTGATGTGATCCGCCAGGTACGAGGCTAGGCTTGTCAGGAACAGCGGGGTCACAGATGCGGAAGCGGGCGCGGTGGCCGTCACCGGGACAAAATTATTTTGTCCCGGTGACGCAAAGGGATCTTTGCCCAAAAGCCAGCTGCCCAGAAGATAGTGATACCGGCTTCCATTTGCCAGCACGGTGTCCGCGCCCTCCAGAATAGAGAGATTTACGTCCACGTCCGTTTTTTCGGTAATGCCGAAATAGCAGTCCGATGCGTACAGCGTTTCTCCCGCATCGTTCAGTATCTCGTAGTGCGTGACGGACGGAGTGTCCGCCATCGGTTCCACGGACGCTTCTAGCTTCAGGTTCTCACCCGCGATTATCAACGTTTCAGAACCCACCTGCAGTGTCGCAGATGCAATGACGCTTTTCAGCGGTTTCACGGTCGTTGCGCGGTTGAGCCGTGCCGTCGTGGAAAGTTCTGCCGCCTTGTGGGCCACGTCCAGAAGAAGCGTCCGCGTCAGTGTCGGCGATGCAGCAGCCTTTGCGGTCGTCCATCCTCCGAGCTCGGCAAAAGGCTTTTTCCCAAGGGCCCAGCCGCCCAGGCGATACTGATACTCGTATTTCTGCACATCGACCCGCTCTGTGATCAGGATCCCGGTCTTGAGGTACGGCATACTGATAAAGACGATGTGAGCGGGTTTGATCTGGTTGATCAGGTGCGTCACCTCGTCGTAGTACGACTGGTTCTTTGCGCTCGTCGCAAGCCTCAGCTCGTAGAGCGGGTATGTGATGGAGCACGTCCATTCACCCGCGCCAATCAGCTCATCCAGCTTCTGATACAGAAACCCCAGTGTGTAGGGCGGACGGGTCGCAATGCGGGTCATTACACGCTGCCTGCGGAACACCAGAGATTCCTTTTCCGGGACAGCCACGATGTGAAACACCTTTTCCCACTGTGCAACGGAATCCTCGTCCATGGTCTGGAAAAAAAAGTTGCTTTGGACCCCTTCCACGGAACCGGCCAGCAGGTCAAACTCCGCTTTTTCAGCAGTGCAGATCTGCTGATAGTCCTGCACTTCCCGGTAGATGGGCGGCAGCAGCGGCAGCAGGTCATGCGAGAGATCAAGCTTCATGCAGCGTCACCGTCCCAACCACAGGAACCTGCTGCTGTGCGCCGGTTTCTGTCAGAATCAAATCGTCCGCTGCTCCGTTCAACTGGACGTTTGTTACGTTTACCACGCCCTCTGCCGTGATGATGGCCGCAGATACGCGGGCCGTGTAGACGTTGGCGCTATACTCAATGCCGGTCTTGCTGATATTGGTCGCCCAGCTTTTCCGCACATTGAGCAGATATGCCTCCAACGCCTCCCGTACCGCGGCGCGAACTGTATCCAGCGAGTAGCTGGGCAGGAGTGTCACCGATGCGGTGACCGAAACTTCCAGCTTCTCCGGGGCCGTGATCGTTGCCTTTGCACCGATGGGCGCAAGGCCCAGCCCCTGCCCGGAGTTCGGCACCGGGTCGATGACGTTCTGAATAGTCTGTACAAGGTCGGTGGATGCAGGCAGCCAGTCCGCACCCAGAACGGAGCAGAGCACCGTGCCGCCGCCTCTCCATGTCGGGTACACCTGCACAGCGCCCACGCCGTCCAGCCTCTCGATTTCCTCCTTGTACTGCGCCACATTGCCGCCAAAGGAGCGGCTGTTCATCGCCGCCTCCATGCGGGCGCGGAATTCGTCATCGGTCTCGGTCTCGTCTCCTGGTGTCAGGATATCCGAGATCCGGGCAGAAGTCAGGCCCTGAATGGTGTCGATGGGTAGGATAGGGCCGGTGTAGTCGTTGCCGATTGTGCCGGGCGTTTCTGCCAGAAGGCGGTAGGTGTGCCCAGAACCCAAGGCGGACAGCGCAATGAAATTGATGCTGTCCGCGCCGTTGATGGTAGAGAACCGGCTGCCCAGCTGGATAGCCACATTGAACTCGCCTTTTCGCACCGCCGCCGTGGCCTGCTTGCGGGTAACGCTGGCGATGGGGGCCAGCAAATCCAGCGCTCTGCCAGTGGCTGTCTGAAAAAACGCCTGCCGCTGCATCATGTTCAGGGAAAGGAAGAACCCCTCAAAGACATAGGCGGCGGGAGAAAGAGCCGTTGGGATGGGGCTTGTGTCCCGCTTGTCGTAGTCGTCCGGGATCTGAGACAGCATATAGTCCAGAATGGCCCGGTACTGTGCGGTAGAAAAATCGATCATGCTGCGGTGTTCACCTCCGTGCTTGCCTGCATTTCGCCGTAGATCGTGGAGACGGTAAAGGATGCCGTCAGGGCCTGTCCCTGCACCGTGTAAGAGAAGTCCTTCACGCCGGTCACCCGGTCATCCACGGTCAGGGCCTCTTCCAGGCGGCGCTGCAGTTCGGCAGCCACATAGCCCGGGTCTTGCCCCAGCAGCCCCTCCCACTCCATGCCGCTGTAAGAGCGGAAAATCTGCCAGCGATAACGTTCCACGTTCAGAATGATGGTCACGGCCTGTTTTACGGCCTCATACCCATCACATTCCCCGGTGATGCGGCCAGATATCTGGTCAATGAACCAGGTTTTGGACGGCTGAGAAACGTACTCCACACCGCCGGAAAGGTCGATGGACGCGCCTGTGGGCAGCGTAGCCATTACGATTCACCTCCGTATACCCGGGAAAGCACAATGAACTTCTGGCCGCTCTGAACACGGAGGAGCAGAACTTTGTCCCCGGCTTTCAGGGCCGGGTTCAGGATGATGTACTTTTTGTCCTTGCTCAAAGGCAGCGCAGCGCCGTTTTCCCAGCCCACAAAATTTTCTGCCTGCACTTTTGCATCAAATCCATCCGGCAGGGCCGACCACTCCGTGAAGTAGGGCGGAGCCGTGAAAGCGTCCTCGCTGGGGCCGGACGGTGTTGCGTGCTTGTGCTGCAGGATCTTGATCTCGTGCCGGTGGCGCAGGATGGGGATCTTCTTTTCAATGACAGGCTCTGCCAGATAGAGCACGGCCTGTTTCAGCGGGGCCATTGCTTCGCTGATCTGGATCTCCAGCTCATCATCATCCGGTGGGGCCTTTGTCACTGTTCCGATCTGCAGGTCTGTGGGCTGCCCGACATCGTTGGTCTGCCGGTTGATCTCCTGCAATACTCCCAGTAAATCCACGCTTTTCCCTCCTTACAGTGCTTTTGCTTCCAGTTCCATAGTGTGTTCGTCATTTTTGAAGGTGTGTTCCACCTTTTCCAGCATGACATACTGTTTGAACGGTTCGCCGTCCAGATCGGACAGGTTCACCAGGATCAGCGCCCCCGCACGCAGGCCCGGCACGCCCAGAGAAGAGAACTTGAGCTGCTGCAATACCCGGTTATAATATTCCAGGCTCACTTTCGCCTGTTCCTTTACCTGAGCGTCGTTGGCAGCCTCGTCCACGGTCTGATACAGCTGCAAAAGGCCCCACTTCCCGATGTGTTCCGAATCCTTCATCACGAAAACATCCGCCTTTCCCGTCTTCTTATTGGGCCGGGCCAGCTTGATGCTGTTGTAGGTCTGGGTGTCGATGGAGGAATCGAAGGTGTAATTCGTCATCAGGCTGTAATCACCGATGACGATATCGGTTTTCAGGTCGTTGGCCTCCTTGAGGGCAAGTCCGTCACCGGAATCGTAAAACACATAGACCTTGCCGGTGTTGAGCAGGGTCTTTTGCACCGCAGTGTTGATGATGTCGATGCAGCTTTTGTCCTGCATGATGAGGGAGGGCAGCTTGTAGCCGGTGTCCGCTAGTTCCCCCACGTCCAGCTCAAAGTCCTCCGCGATCTGCTTGATGATGTCCCCGGCGCTCTGGCCGTAGAAGGAGTAGCTGGCATTGGCCTTGAGATACCGGATGCGGTCATAGCAGACCACGTCCACCGGCCCCCAGCGGTCAAAGCCACGGGTGAACACCCAGCCGTAAAACTGAAGCTGACCATTCACAGAGAAGCGGATCACATCGCCCTCTTCCAGCTTGGATTCCGGGGTGCGAAGATAGGTGAAGGTCAGCTTTCCCGGCTGACCGGTGCGCTGGGTAGACCAGACCACCTGCGTGGTGCTGTTCGTCAGGTTCAGGGTGTTTCCGGTGGCTTTCTGAGCGGCCAAAAGCTCATAGGTCATCCTTCCACCTCCTGCAGGCTGTTCTCCGGCATCCAGCCCAGCACAGTGCCGCCGGTGTCTGCCACACAGACGGGGCAGGGCCGGGCGCGGTCGATGATGCGCCGCACCACAACGATCTGTCCATGGATGCTGGTCAGAACTTCCTCCCCGCTGCCGGTGCCGTAGACTTTCCCGGTGGCTTTCCGCCTGGCCCCCACAACAAGCTTGTCTGAGGGGGTGCTCCTGGTGGGGGTCAGGGAGAGCTTTACAGAGCCCGCCGCATCTGCTGCAGTGTTTACAGCCGTGACTGCCGAAACAGCCCGTGCGGCCACGCTGGCCACATCAGAGACGATGCTGGCCGGGGAAAAGGTTCCGGTCTGGCCAGCGCCCTGCACAACAGCCCTCTGCGGGGAGTAATCTTTGTACTCGGTCAGGCTCAGGTCAAAGTAGAAATCTCCCGTCTCCGCGCCGCGCTCCTCTGCTTTGAAGCTGGTAACGAGGCACCGAAAGCCCAGACTCGGCCCCAGGAACGGTACGCCGTTCTCATAGAACCGGACGGGCGTGTAGACGATGGGGGACTTTTTCTTCATGGCGGTGGTGAAGAACACCATATACACCGCCGGGGGCAGATGAATGCCGGTCTGGCCCGGAAGCCGCCGCCCGGGCAGCAGGCCCGAAATGGACACGGTGCGCAGGTTCGGCGTGCGGGGCTGCATGATAGGGCCAAGGCCCAGCACGTTGTAAGTTCCGTTGTCGGCAGAGATGGTCTCCGGCAGCTTTTCCGGGTTGATGGGCAGAGCGATCACCGTTGCGCCGCTGGAAAAATACAGTTTGTACAGGGACATCTCTTTCTCCTTACTGCACGGTGACGGTGCTGCCTGCGTTCATCAGATCCACCAGAACGTCCCGCAGGGTATCTGCCAGGTTTCGGGCATCCTTTTCGGTGTCGCCGGTGTTCTGGCCCTGCACGGTGATCATGGGGGTCTGGCTTGTCAGGTTGACGTTGTTGACGTACTTGCGCTCTGCCACATCCACCAGCATCTTGATCTGCTCATCGGACAAGTCAACGGTCTTTGCGATCTTGCCGGTGTTCTTGTCGATGTTGCCCAGCAGGTCTTTCACGTCTGCCGCCTGCGGAATTTCCAGCTGTCCCGTGCCGGTGCCCATAAGGCCGGATTTTCCGAGGTTCGCGCCCCAGTTATAACCGGCTTTATAGGACTTGCCCAGGTCGAAGTTCTCAATGGGCTTCATGTAGTCAGTCCAGCCCATCGAATTTTTTCGATTCTGGTTTTCATTCTTCTTTTGTTCTACATAAGAATTGAATCCAAGTCCTTCTGTAAAGCCAAAGTGCTCACCGATAACAGGGATTTTTTGCACAAGCTTTTCAAATGCTTGCGCAATTCCTTGAACCCACTGCAAAAAAGAAATATACAAATCGTTTAACATAATGGTAAACGACTGTCCAAAATTGTCCGTCGAGTTCAAGAAAAAGTTGATGAGTGCCGCAAAGCCGTTCCAGACCGGAACGACAAAAGTATTTAGAGCAACCGCTCCCATTGTGGTAAAGGCTCCGGTGATGATGCCTGTGGCCGAAATGCTGGAACCGGTCAGCTTGTTGAATGCTGCCACGCCGCCATACAGAGCAGCCACCAGCACCAGAACTGCCGCAGCAGTCAGGGCGATGGGATTCGCCGCCATAACAGCGTTATAGAATGCCTGCATGGATGCGGCTGTTTTTGTGGCGGTTGCGAGGATGTTTGTCCAGTTGGCGGCGATCAGGAGCACGCCGAACGCCGCGCCCAGGCTGACTACCAGAGGAATCGCAACATCCAGATTGTTTGCCACCCAGTTGATGGCCGTCAGAAGCGGGTCAAGCGCCCGGACGGCGGTATTGCTTGCCACCGTCCAGACCTGCGCCCAGGTCATGGGGGTCTTTTCAAACTCCGCGTTCGTGTCCTTGGCCGCCGCAAACAGTGCGTTTTTCACAATGTCGGCAGTGATCTGTCCCTGAGAGCCCATCTCGCGCAGCTCGCCCACGCTGACGTGCATATAGTCTGCAATGGACTTTGCGAGGGCAGGAGCCTGCTCCATCACGCTGTTCAGCTCGTCACCGCGCAGGACGCCAGATGCAAGCCCCTGTTCCAGCTGGAGGATCGCGGCCTGCGCAGACGAACCGGACGCGCCGGAAAGGGCCAGCTGCTTGTTCAGCTGCTCTGCGAACTGCACGATCTCTTTGGAGCTGCTGAACGCATCACCGGCCATTGTGCCCAGCTGGGAGACCAGCCCCATCGTATCGGTGAAGCTGCCCCTGGAACGCTGGGCCGACTGGTAGATCATCGTTTCCAGCTCCTGCGTGGTCTGCAGGCCGTCGTTCATGCGGTCGAGACGGGCGCGCATGGAGACCAGACTGTCAGACAGGTCAACGGCCTTTTTCAAGCCCTGAATGCTGACATAGGACGCAACAAGGCTTTTCAGACTTTGCGTCAGCTGATCCGCTGATTTTTTTGCTTCATCCGTGCTCTTTTTGTGATCTCTGTTTGCTGTGGTAGCCTTCTGTGCGGCTTCTGCCGCCTTTGTAGCTGCGGATGCAAGCTCTCCAAGAGTGTCTTTTTGCTCTTGCATAGATTTAGCTACATCAGTTTGCGCCCTCGCCATATCTGCCAGAGAACTGTTCACGTTCACAATAGCGTCCACGACCTTAGAAAAATCTCCATTGGCAGAGGTTCTCAGAACGCCAGTTGCTACCGCCGCTTTTTGAGCGTATTTTAGATAGCTCGAAAATGTTGAGGAAAACCGATCCTGAAGGACAAGCGTTTCCTGAATTTTAGCCATTTCGTCCTGCCTCCTTCATTCGCTGGGTTTCCTCTCTGCGCTTTTCCATGGAGCGCAAAGCAAAAGCCCTCACCAGCGCCTTTTCCCGCGCCGGCAGGGCATCGTACTTGCCCGGAGGCCAGCTGAGGTTATCGAAGCAATAGTATGCCACCAGAACGTCGATATCCCAGCTGCCCCCGGAGATCAGTTTTTTGCCTCTTCGTCCAGACTCTTGTCAAAGCCGGAGAGCTTGCTCACGGCATCGATCAGGCGGCCAAACTCACCGGCCAGAAGCATCTTGCCGGGAACCTGAACCGGATCTTTGGTGCCGTAGGTCTCACACAGCTCCGCGCTGCGGAAATCAGGGAAAACAGTAGCTTCCACGATGGTGCGGGCACTCAGCTCGTTGGCATCAATGGAATCCTGCCACTGGCCGTCCACCTTTTTCTGCCGGGTGGCCGCTTTGATGATGGCAGCGTTCTCCTCCTGGGTCAGGGAGCGGATCTTAAAGGGGACAGGTTTGCCGTCCTCACCCAGAAAGCGCTTGGAGATGATGACTTCCTTTTCCTCGGTGGTGACGGTGGGATTCAGAAATGCAGAAAGTGCGCTCATAAAAAATACCTCCTAAAATCAGTTGCTGCCCAGATTGGCAGGGTCTTTGAATGCTTCCAGACGCTTGACGCTGGTATAGCTGAAATTGAAATCGTAGTTCAGCATGGCCTCCTCGTCGTCCAGAATGGACAGCGGGATATCGCCGGTCAGCACACAGCCATAGTAGCCCATTACCTGCGCGCCCACGCTGGACGTGGGGTCCTGGTTGGTGATGGTGATGTCAAACATGTCCTGCACGCCGTTCTCGATGTAGTTCAGCACCATATCGGTGAACAGGTTGGAGCCGTTGGAGCCGAAATAGACGTTGCCGGTGCCGGTCTGAGTGACACCGTTTGCCTTTTTCTGAACCTTTCGTGTTCCGATGGTCTTCATGTCCGAAGTCTGAATGCCCGCGATGGTCTTGATGTTCCGCATACCTGCGGCTTCCAGAATGCGGCCGTTCCGGGTGATGGTGATCTTGCCCTCCGCACCGTTCAGGGTGTCCTGAGCCATTAAATAACTCATCTTCGTTCCTCCTTACGCCACATCCAGAGTGATGTAGATTTTGTTGGTGCTGCCCACGGCCTCGATGGCCAGAGTGATGAGCACGGCATCCTTTGCCTCGCCCGCTTCCACAATGACATCGGTCTCGCCGTCAAAGTTCTGGATTCCGCCGGATGCCTGGATCTGATCCAGATACTTGACGATAGCGCTCTTGTACTGGCGGCGGCCGTCCTCGGTGTTGTCCACAATGCCCACATAGCTCTGGGCGAACTGCTTATACAGATCGTTGGCAATGGTGTTGCACAGCCGCATGGTGCGGTTGTAGCGGTACACCTCGCCGATCTCGCTGGTATAAGTCACCAGAGAGTTGATATCGTATTCCACCCGGACGGTGCCGTCATCGGCGTTGAACACGAACTTTCCCGCATTGATGGCATCCACATACTGGTTGTGGGTCATCTTGGGGGAAACATCCACCGCGTTGGGAACGGCGGCATTCGTCAGGTCGTTGGCGTAGGTCGCGCCGGAAAGCGCACCGCCGACCCACCAGACGGCTTCTTTCGGGGTAAGAGTGGTTCCATCGTTCATCACCAGACCGCTGCACACGTTGACGATAAAGCGGGTGTCAGGGTTTGTGGCATTGGCTTCCACCAGCTGAGAGAAGCGGCCAACTTCGGTGTTCACGCGCTTGATAAAGGTCTCCATCGCGGTCTTTACGGTGGCATCCTCGCCGTCGTACAGCATGGAATCGAAGTTGTAGGGCTCAATGTTCGTCAGGTAGGTGCTGTATGCGGCAGAGTTCACCTCGCCGTCCTTGCCGCCGGAAAGCTGGGTGCCGACATTTGCGGCCAAAGTGCCCGTGCCGCTGAAATCCACCCAGTCATTGCCGGTCAGGTCTGCAACGGTCTTTCCAGTCTGCTGATCCTTCACCACACCGTCAACGACCGTGGAGACCTGAAAACTGCCCACAGGTTCCGTCAGTGCAGTAACGATCACAACGATATCATTGCCCCGGGAGCCGGGATATTTTGCGGTAGCCGTCAGCGGGTCGATAGTGCCGGTGGCCTTTGCGCTGTCCGCAGCGGCCGGGCGGTAAAGCAGCAGCTTGGTGGGTGCTGCGGTGCGGTTGGAACCGCTGAAGATCATGGATGCAAAGCGATTGTGTGCGTCCGTGATGTCGTAGCCGGTATAGGGAGTCAGGTCTTCCCCGGCGGCGATCTCCATCACCTTGCCAACGGGACCCCAGCTCATGGGTTCGCAGATTGTGACCCTGCCGCGGTCGCCAACGGTCAGATTCTGCTGGTTCTTGGAGCGAAATTTAAAGTAAATGCCGGGCCGCACCTTGTTCTGTACAGTCCAGGTTCCGCCTGCTGCCATAGGGTATTACTCCTTCCAAAATTCTTTCACAGCGGCCTCAGCCTCTGCGAGGGTGTAAAACGGTTTGTGTAAAACAACAGCCAGAAAATCCGGCTGATACCCCGCGAAACGCGGGTCTTTCAGCAGCACTTCCCGGCTGTATTGGGTATTATCCTGCTTCATTGGTCTACCTTCTGGTTTACGGTCTGGGTCTGCATTTTCACTGCGTCCACGGGCTTTTCCACAAAGACACGCAGCTCAAACTTGTAATGCAGGCCGTCATCGTCGATATCCGTGCTGCGCTCGTAGGCGTGCAGGAGCTTTTCCGCTTCTGTTCCATCGGAATAAGGGAATGTTTCCATGCAGAAATCGAGCGCCTCAGCGGCTTTGTTGTACTGCTGGCGCAGGTCTGTGAGGTTGTAGTCCAGCAGATAGGTCAGGTCTAGCCGGATGGTGCGCAGCCAGCGCCCGCCGGGGTAAGGCTTGATATCACTGCCCCGCTGCTGGATAAACATGCAGGGCGGCTCTACGCCTTGCTGTGCAGGGTCTTCCAACATCTGCACGCCGGGCAGGAAGGAAGCCAGATACTCCGCCAGAGACCGGGCCAGCGTTGTAATGGTAAAGTTCATTTCAGCATCTCTCCCAGCTTGTTCACGGCTTTTTCTGTCTCTACTTTCACGGTGTGCTTGTATGCCTCAATCCCTGCATCGGACATGTGCAGGCCCTCAACATAGGTCGTTTTCGTGCCCACCATCATGCCCACCTCGCCCCGGCGGTCCGGGTCATATTCCAGCATTCCGGTATAAGGGTTTGCGTACAGGCCCGGCACGAAGTGCTTGTCCATCCGGTGGCCGTCGTTGACATAGGAGGCGTACTCCTTGTTGTTGTTCAGCTCGGTAACGATCTCCCCGGCCTGCCTCTCGGGTTCAGTTCGACTGTCAGTCGCCCAGTGCTGTTTCAGCTCGCCGGTGCGGGTATTGGTGCCGCTCAGGCTGTCCGCTGTGGGCGGGGTCTTATCCTGCGCCGCTTCCACGGCCCGGAGGGTGGCATTGCGGGCAACATCTGCGAGCATTTCGGGCAAAGCGGCCTGCGCCGCTTCCAGCTTCTTGATGTACTCCTGCAGGTTCATTTCACACGCTCCTGACTGAGAAGAGTGATCTCCTGGTGGGCCAGCCCGGGCAGCACCGCCCCGAAGGGCTCATAGTACAGGTCAGGATCCCCGGCAAAATACCGGGTCTCCTGCAGCGCGTATCCCAGCCGCGCCCCTCTGTGGATCACTAGCTCATCACCGGGCTTGATATCCACATTGATATCGCAGGCCAGCTTGTCCGTTTTCTGGACATTGGCTGCTGTCTGGGTCATCGTCGGGGCCTTGTCCTGGCTGCGGTACACCCGGCACGGAACACCGGAGCGGACGACCTTCCGTTCCTTGCGGGTCAGATTTCCGTCCTTCACGGTTTCCGTGCGCCTGATCTCCATCAGGTCGGTATACCAGTCATTCCAGTTCATGGGTGCACCTCACATCACAAAAGTTCCGGCCGCACCGATAAAGCGGGCACGGTTTGCCAGCATCTGACCATAGGTGGTGGCGTTCAGGTCGCCCCAGTCCTCTGTTCCTGCGGTCAGGGCGCTGGTGTCGTAGGTCACGGAGCTGTCGCCCAGCGTGGCAGACTTCACCACACCCACCAGAGCGCCGGACGCTGCCGCCTGCGCCGGGGTGGCGGTGCTCTCCGCATAGGTGCGCAGCTGCAAAGTAACGTAGTGGGCTACATAAAGGCCCACGGCATAATGCCAGCTGTCCAGCCATTTATCAGGCTGAATGCTGATGTTTGCCATTTTCACGATCTCTTCCAGCATCACATCCGGCAGGTGGCAATTTCCGTCCGCGTCACAGAACTGCGGGTATTCCGCCTTGAACTGCTCTGCGGTGTAACTGCCCACGCTCTGCCCCAGATTTGCGGCCTGCGCAAGAATGCCCTGAAACTGCGGTTTCATCGTCCAGCACATGGGCAGCCTCCTCAGTCTTCCTGCGGTTCGGCAGGCTTGTCCCAGTCCGCAGTCTTTTTCTTGCGGACGGGCTTGTCTGCGGCATCCTGTACGGCCTTGTCACTGCGGTTCGTGGGCACGATGTCACCATCGGCCACCAGCGCCTTGAAATAGGCCGTCTCTGCCGCCCAGTCCGGCACTTCGACCAGCTGCTCCCGGTGGAGCGGGAAGGCCTGAGAGCCGTCTGCGCTGGGCAGGATGATGTTTGCTTTGGAAAGCACGAAAGCCATTTTTGCCACCTCCTGATCAGATGCCGTCCACGTACAGCATGGAGGTCTGATACATGAGCTGCACCTCGGATGCGTTTGCCATATATGCGGTGTCGTAGCAGACATTGGTGACGTTGGGGGCGCTCATCACGCGGGACAGGGGCACCAGCTCGTCCGCCTTGACAAAGCGGCGGTTGTTGACGTACACCACCATGCGGTCGCCGCCGGAAGTACCAGCGCCCTTGACCCAGCGGGTGGGAACGATCTCCAGATCCACGCCGTGGTTTGCGGCCACGTTGTGCTTTTTCAGGAAGTCGTAGATGGTCTCAGTGCCCAGGTCACTCACCATGGTGGTGGTGATGTAGCTGTACTGTTCGTAGGGGATCAGGATGTGGTTGGGAATGCCTGCCTCGTCGTACTCGTTGGCAGCCCATACGGCAGTGATGGCATTGTTGATGTCCGTCAAAATCTGCTTGGGGGTCTTGTCCGCCCACTTGGCAGAGGAGCCGGTGCCGGAAGTTGCGGCAGTGGTCTTGGTGACATCGGGATTGTTGACAAGGCCGGTGGTAGCGTACTCGTCGAAACCGATGTAGGTGTTCTGATCCATGTGCTTGTCATAAGCCAGACGGATGCCGTCCTGCAGCATCTGGTCAAGGCTGCGGCCGATAAAGTTTGCGCGCTGCATATCCACGAACATGACGCGCAGAGCGGCGGCAAAGACATGGGCTTTGAACGCGCCCTTGCTCACGCTGGCCTGCACCACAGGGATGCCGTTGGAACCTCCGCCGTTGACGGCAGAAGCGCCGGAACCGCCCGCCATGCCATAGGCCACGGACATGGCAGAGACGTAATCCACCCAGCCGCCGCCTACCTCGATGGGAATATCACGGGGATAGGTGACGCTGGTGAGGGGCTTGCGGATCAGCGGGTCACGCTTTTCCAGCTCGCTGGTGAGGAACGCATTGCCGCTCTGGATAGCAGCCGCGTCCATGGTGGGAGTGCCGCCGGGCAGCGCAGCACCGGCGTTGTTTACGGTGAAAGTACCGGCATTGGTGGTGCCGACGTTCTGGAAGTTTGCCATAGTCTAAGCCCTCCTATCAGGCGTTTGCACGGGTGAGGATGACCAGCTCGGCCACGCCGTTGGCATCAGCCGCGCCGCCCCACTGGCAGTTGGTGAGTTTGACGGAGTTTCCGGCGGTCTTGTCGTCCTCTTCCGCCTCAAAGCCGCCGACCAGTGCGGTGGCATAGTCAGCGGTCTTGGCAATGCGGACGTAAACGTCACCGCCCAGAGCCGGGGTCCCGCGCTGGCACAGCACGTTGATGCTGCCGCGCTGGAACACGCTGCAGGCATCGCCGGGGGCGTATTTGCCGCCGTTCTGGTCAGGATAGACCAGGGCGCTCTTGACTTCACTGCCCGCAATGCCTGCGAACTGTGCAGCGGTAGTGCCTGCGCCGCCCATCACGATGACCTTGCCGTTGTCATACTTCAGGGCAGTGCCAAAGGGAATGCTTTCGGTTCCGCCAACGGGGCGGGTGTTGACGATCATATCCGGCTGACGGGCATAAGTGCCAGCAAAGCCGTGGGGCATGGTCTTGCCGATAATCTGAGTATTCAGGGACATAATTTAGCCCTCCTTCTTCATGTGGGGATTGCGGTCGTTGTAAGCGGACTGGGAAGCCTGGCACAACTGCTCATACCGGTTCTTACCGGATGCGCTTGCTGCAGCGGCGGCGCTGTCCTGCGCAGCCTTTGCGATGGCATCCACGGAGCTGGTGCCCTTGACCTGCTCGATCAGGGTCTTGGACAGGGCATCACGGGTGGCCTTGTCCTGAATGCCGTTGATGATGGGGCGCATGGCTTTCAGCAGAGCCAGGCCGCTGTCATTGGCGGCAGGCTTTGCGCACTCGTCCTCGGAAGGAACAGTGGTGGAGCCGCTTTCGTCCTCGTCCTTTTCCTTCTTGTCAGACTTTTCGCCGGACATTTCAGCGATCACCTTGTCCAGGTCTTCCGGCTCTTTGTCCTCTGCCTTCTTGGTGTTGGCAGCGATCAGCTGATCCAGCTTGCCGGAAAGGTTGTTCAGTGCGTCCAGAACCGCGGTGTTCTGGGTGTCAGTGGGATCTGTGTCTTTAGCGGGGCCTGCATCCTGCGCCGGAACGGCGGGTGCTGCATCCAGCGCTGCGGCAGCGGTCTCCACCATACTGTCAAGCTCTTCGGGGGCCGCGTTCTTTGCAGCCAGACCGAACAGAGACAGCAAACTCTTGCTCTTGCTCATGTGTTTTACCTTGCCTTTCTCCGCCGGAAGTTCGGCGGCGCTATCTTCTATTGCGACATCACGGCCAGCGCGCCCACGGGGCACGATGGCGATGTGATTTCCTCTGATATGGGTCTGCCGGTATCCTGCACCGTCTGCCTCGTACTGGCAGTAATAGCCGCAGGACACATCCCGCATGGCCCCGTTCTTGACCTCGGAGATCAGTGTGGGGTCTTTCAGGTACAGGTCGGCCACCAGATAATCACCCACTCGGCGCACATTCTCTGCGTGGCCTTTGGAGTAGGCGGCCTGATTTTCCTGCACGATCATTTCCGAGGGGTGTGTGTTGGTGACATCTTTTCCCTCAAAACTGGCAATTGCCGCCGGGTCAAACACATCCTCGGCGCTTCGTGTCACCTGAAGAACACGCTCCGGCATCCCGTCCAGCCCGATCTCACGGGCCAGATAGTTCTGCGTGCCGGTACGAGCGATTTTGACATCGTGGCAAATTAAAAAGCCCTCCGGCGTTTCCGTCATGTGAGGGCTCAGTTTGCTTCCATAGTACGCGATCAATCGGCATCACCTCCGCTTCTGTATGCGTTCATCCATTTGTGATATTTTTCGTCATCTGCCAGCTTGTGCCGCTGGAAGGTTTCAAAGGTCTTGGGCACCTTGTCTCCCAGAGCCGTGCGGTAATTTTCCCACTGGCGGTAATCCCGCAGCCACTTGGAGCGTCCCTGCTCCTTTTTGCGGTAGGCTTCGATCTGTGCCTTGGTGCGTGGGTCCCGGCTGTATGGGTTTGTTGTGGGGTCAGAAAAGCGCCTGATCCGCTCCAGCTCTTCCTCCGTCCGCCCGGCGGGTGTCCATGAACGAAGGGCGTGCAGGCAGTTCGGGTGAATGTTCAGCCAGCTGTTCGTCAGGTCATCCGGCCCGGCGGGGTCTACTTTCCCGAACGCATCCGAAAGCGGAGGGAAGTGCGGGTCTTTACCGCTCTTGCTGTATACCCTGCCCTCATACGGAGCGCAGAGGGCACAGGTTGTGCCGTGGGAGCTGATCTGATACAAGTCCTGCCCCTCGTCCTGCGTCACCACAGACAGGATTTCAGCCTGCCGAGACGTGGTGCGGGAGACCATCGTTGCATAGGTGTGCAGGCTCCAATTCCGTCCCGCCTTGTCTGTGAACGCCGTCACGCCATCCCGGCGCAGAGCATCCACAAAGGCGGGAACGCTTTGGTTCACCCCCCTTCCCACAGCCTGCTGTGCCGCCACCTGCTCCAGACCGATACGCCGGTAAACGTCCGGCTCAGTCCGGCCCAGAAGGGCGCTTTGCAGAGTGGAAAGCACCGTCAGGTTCCCGTCCACCAGCTGGCCCATGAGGTTCATCGTGAGCTTCTGCACGATATCCGTCTGGGTGCTGGTAAGGCTCTGGGCGTTGGTGTAGCCGCGCAGGTGCTTTTCTGCGGTCTCGCCGGGAATCGCCCGGGCCTCCGGGTGATGGACGTAAAACTGCGCCTCGACCATGCGGGGCACATACTCCCATTCATCCGTTTCCAGCTTTCGGAGAATTTCCTGCACCCGTTCCAGCGCGGCCACGGCGTGATAGTCCACAAGCCCCCGGCTGCGCAGGCGGCCGATCTCGTTGATGATATCGGTCTCAGCCTTGAGATAAAGCCGGATCAGGCGTTGCAGCTCCCGCTCAGGGGATGCTCTTGCGAGAGTAGGCATGTATTATTCGCCCTCCTCGGTGTCTTCCTGCGTCTTTTCTGTCATCAGCCCCGCCAGCGGGTCGCGCAGGGCGGTCACGTCCTGATAGGTCTGGCCCTGCTTGGCGGCGATCAGTTCGTCGGTCAGGGAGCCGAACAGGCCAGTCTCGTCCTCTAGTTTCTTGAGCTCGCGCATTGCCACATCTGCATCCAGAAGCCCTGCCTGAAACGCCGCAATGATGACATCGGTCTTTTCCTTGGCGATCGTCGCCGTCTCGCTGGCAGTGGGTGTCCACAGCGGCGGGAACGTTACGTCAAGGTCGAGCTGCTCAATGCCTGCGCTGCGGGCCACTACAGGAAGCAGCTTGTCCAGAATGGGCCGCAGTTTGCTTTCCCGCAGGGTGTCAACGTAGTCATAGTAGTTTTTCAGGTCGCTTTCGCCGGTGGCGTTCATGCCCGCCGGGGAGCGGCCAAACAGCTTGGTCATGGGGTAGTGAGACGCGCCGCACAGGTTCAGGCACATGCTCTCGTACACGTCAGACAGGCCCGTAAAGGTGTACTGGGTATTGCTGATCTTGTTTCCTTGCTCCACCAGCTGCATCCCGAAATTGGAGCGCAGGACCTTCTGGGCCTGCATGGTGTTCCAGAAACGACGCTGCACATCCGGGCTGGACATGGAGAGCAGCTGCTCCAGCCCCTTTACCTCCATCGTGTTGACGTTTGCCTGGAAGGTCAGCGCGGCCATGTTGGCGCTCACATTGTCGTGGGCCACCACGTCATTATAGAGCGCTTCCACTTCGGACTCGCCCCAGTAAAGCTCCGCCTGCCGTTCCAGATCGGGAAGCTCCCGGCCCACGAACCGCACAAGGCGGGAGTGATGAACACGGGCGGCAGTGTGCCCGGCGGCATCGTTGATACTGTAATACTCCGGGACAAGCTCCCCGCTCTCAAAGGTCAGGCCTGCGTCCGGGCTGATTCCCTGCCAGCGGTCGAGGATGTACAACCCCCGGAAGCTTCCGGGAAGAATAGCCTCGGCATCGAGCGGGCGGGAAAGGTCCTCCTGCCCGTCAATGAGGATAAGCCCGGCGGCACCGCCATACAGGCGGCCCCATTTCAGGCCAGTGCTCACACGGTCACGGAGCCGGGTGGAACGCTCCACAGTCTGGATCGCCTTTCCTTGCTCCGGTGTGGTGCTCTTTAGGTCGTACCACTCTCGCAGCATATCGTCCACGAGCAAGCCCACAACGTTCTGCACCACCCAGTTGCTACGGTACAGGCTGTTCAGCAGGGCGTAATTGTCCGTCATCCGGGTCAGAGGATATTCCGTTGCTTCCAGCGGGCTTTGGGAGCCGTACCCCAGCGAGAACAGCGGGTTGGAAAATGCGTCCAGCGTGGCCGTCATCGGTTTCTCTGTGCCCCCGGCGGGGCGGCTTTTGTTACGTCTGGACACGTTCAAACCTCCAATCAGGCAGTGAATTGATATAGTAGCGCAGGGCATCCGGTCCGTGGTCCTGCTGTTTGATGGGCTTTTCCACGCCCATGAGGGCGGCTTTATCGTCCCACCGGTATGTGCCAAGTTCATCCAGCAGCCCCTCGCAGTCGGTAGAGATCAGCAGATCACGGTGGGAAAGGAGCGTGCTGCACTTGCGGATGCCGTTCAGTACGTCGTTGTTTCCTTCCATCACATAAACGCCGCGCTGCCGCAAGGCTGTGATAAAGGACGCTGCCGCCGGGTCAACGATGGCGGCGCAGGGGTCTTTCCCCATAAACTCCATGAAGTCATCGGCATACTCTTCATCTGTTTTCTGCCTGTGCTCCTGGCGGCTGTCCCACCGGTATTCCCGATGCACCCGGACTTTCTCGCCGTCATCGTATACATCGAGGTAGACGGTCGGGTTGGTGGTTCCGTAGTCGCACGTAATGGTGCGGGTGGAAAGGCTCTTGAATCCCACCGGTGCGTCCTGCGGGCGGTAGGTGTTGGCGGTGGTGTCCATCATATCGTAGATCAGGCCCTCGGCCATCACCCAGCGGCCCAGAATGTAGCGTTCGTAGAACACACCGCTGTACATGCTGCGGTAGCGTTCCCGGGTGCGCTCATCCAGTGACGGGTTATCGTCCATCAAGAAGTGCAGATGCAGCGCCCGGTGCTTTTTGGCCTGTAAGATCCACTCCTTGCGAAACCAGTGCTCGGGGTTTTCCGGGTTGCAGTTGAACCAGAACTTGGCACCGGTGACAGAGCATCGGGCCAGCGCCTGCTCCACAAAGCTGCGGGGCATAAGCGCCACCTCGTCCAGAAGCACCCCGGCCAGCGTGATGCCCTGAATGAGCATGTAAGAACTTTCGTCCTTGCCGCCGAACAGGTACACCATGTTCACCTTGCTGCCGCGCTGCACCGTGAGAACGTGGCCGCTGCGGTTGTAGGTGATCTGGAACTGTTGCTGCAGGTACCGGACAGACAGAAGCGGCTGAACGATGTTGCGTTCCACCGCACCCACGCTCTTGCCGCAAAAGGCGAAAGAACAATGGTTGAATTCTGCCATCATCCAGAGCACGAAGGACAGAGACATGATGGAGGTCTTGCCGGAACGAACCGCACCGTCACAGATCAGGGCATCGTAGTCGCTTTCATACGGGAAGGTAAGGATCTGTTTTTGCTTTGGGGAGAAGCTCATTTCTTAAACTCCTCCTTCAAGCTCTTTGTGATGGGGTCATCCTCAACGGTCTGGTGGAAGGAATTGCCCTTCTTGCGATCATCAATGACCGTCCACTTGTCGATCAGAGTGCCCAGCGCTGTGGTGATCTGCTGCAGGGTCGCCCCTTCCAGCTTCTCCGGGTCGGTCAGGACACCGAGATAAACGTCTATGATCTCCTGAACGCGCTCTTTCTTGCTGTCCATGTAGTCCAGCATCTCAAGTGTGTTCTGCTCTTTTTTTTGCTCAACTTTTTTCAACATTTCGGACGGAGCCGTTGAAATCAGCCGCTTTACCGTCGTGTCAGATACTCCGTTGAGCTTGGCGGTCTTGGTGTAGTTCTGCAGCTGCACATAGTCCGCAATGATCTTCTTTTTCTGCTTGTCTGTCAACCGCTGCGCACCCACCGCCACCACCTTCCTAAATCAAGACATAATAAAACCCCGCCCCGGTGCGGGGCAGGGTCAAAAACTAAATTTTACAGATACAGCAGCCGGAACGTTTCACGGCCTTTGGGAGTGATAAGCGTCTGCACGCCGCTCCACTGGGTCTTGTCGTTCTTGGCTTCCTTGACCTCAAACAGACCGTTGTTTTTGTCCTCACGGGGCATGAGCTTGCCCTTCTGGTCGCGGTAGATGAATTTCTTTTCCAGCAGCCAGTTCACAAAGGTCTTGGGCTTTACGCCCAGTTCCTTGGCCGTGTCACGGAAGCTGGTAAGCATATTCCGGTCTACCAGCTCGTCAAAATACTCAGCCTTCGGGGCCATGATATTGTTCTGCACTGTCAGCTCAGAAATGCGGGCCTCGCGTTCTGCGAGGGTCTTGTTTGCCACAAGCAGAGCCTTTGCCATCAGCTCCTGCGGGGTAAGCTGCTCCTGCCCGGCGATGTACCCGCCATTCTTGCGGATGGACGGCAGCACCTCGGAAGTGACCCACTTGCGGAACGGAGCCGCTTCCGGCTTGTCGCTGCGGAGAATGACATGGTAAAGGCCGGATTCGTTGACGGCGATAACTTGCTGAGTACCGCCAAGGGTGTCCACCTCAACCGACCCCCTTTCATCTGCATCCAAACGTGCCGCAGTATCACGGTATTTGGAAATGCCGAGGATGTTGCACACATCCTTGAGGACAAACCACGGTTCGCCGCCCATCTCTACGGTGCGGACTTCGTTGGACTGGTAGTTGAAAATCTGAATGTTGCTCATTTTACTTTCTCCTTTTTGCTAAAGGCCATGCCATCAGCATAAGCCTGATTCACAAGTCGGCAAATTTCATCGATGAGCCCCTTCAGACTATCATTGAGATCCGATTCTTCCATGTGCGATGAACGAAGGAAGAATTCTTTGGTAACAGGATAGTTCATTGTAAAAACCCCACATTCTACTTGACTTTTGTTTTCAAATAAAATAAAATGTGAGTAAGAGGAGCTTTTCGTGAATTGCTTTTCTTGTTTACAAGTGGTTAGCTATGGCGAGTAGCTAACCACTCTTTTTTGTACTGTTCAAACTTCTCACGCTGTTCGTCACGGTTCAGCTTTTTGAAATCATTGAACTTCATGGGCGGCCTCCTTTCCGCTCCTCTTGCTCACAAGACATAGTATAGCACTAATATTCGTGCAAGTATATTGACATTTTGCACTAACTTTAGTCTTTTCTTTGGTTGTTTTTGCACTTGTTTTCGTGCAAATCATCCTGTATACTAAAGATGTAATAGGAGGTGAGCTTATGCCGTTGAAGTTCAAAATAAATGTCCTTGATGCGTTGAAACAAGCCGGTTACAACACATCGAGAATCCGTCAAGAAAATCTGTTGAGCCAGTCAACCTTGCAAAAATTGCGTGATGGTGGTCAACTTTCGTGGTCGAACCTCGAAACAATTTGCAGGCTGCTTGAATGCCAGCCGGGGGACATCCTTGAATATATCCCGTTCGAAACAGAATAAAGAGGTGTTAAAGATGTCGATTCGCTATCACTTAAAGGCCTTGCTCGCAGACGCAAACATGACCCAAAAGGAACTCGCAGAAGCTACCGGGATTAGACCGCCTACCATATCAGCAATCTGTCTTGGCACTATCAAGCATTTTCCCGTTGGGGCGCTTGACAAAATTTGTGAAGTGCTTCATTGCCAGCCCGGCGATATACTGGAATATATCCCGGACGACCCAAACAAGCCTGAATCCGATGAAGAAACGGACGCTTTGCGTGCCGCACTTTTCAATCAGATCAAAGGCCTGTAATTCAAAGCCCTGCCGCTTGGCGGGGCTTTTTGCATAATATAAGCAGCAACGCCGTAATCTGTTTTTACCGGACAGTAAGACGTTGCCGCTGCATCCGGAACTTTCGCGGCCGGATGCCCCGCTATACTTTACACAGCCGCCCCCGGTCATGCAAAGTCTGGCACTCCAGGCAGGGCTCGAACCTGCAACCTGCGGTTTTGGAGACCGCTGCTCTACCACTTGAGCTGCCGGAGTATAAAAAGCCGCCCTTGGAATCGAACCAGCCGTGCCTACACACACGCACCGCGCTCCACATTGCGCTCAGGCGGCCATATAGCAAATAAAAACAGCCCACGGTTCGCCGCCGGGGCTGCTTGAGTTGACGCACATCCTGCGGGGCATGCTGGCCCGCTCGGATTTCCGGTGCTGCTGTTCACGGGCGGAGGTTTCAGGGCGTGGGCAAGATTTCAGGAGTCCCACACCCACCCGCACACCGGTGGTGAATCACTCCATGCGTCAGACTTGCCGCGTTACAGACTTTGCGGCGTTCGGTGCGATGTCGCGGAGTCGAACCGCGTCCCATCTCCCGGGTCGGTGGGGCACCCAAGTGTTACATCGCATAGAAGCAGCCCGCAAAGCACGGTGTCAAAGCGAAAAAGCGTTAAGCGGCATGAACGAAAGGAGAATCCGTACGGGGCCGCACTTTGGAAGCTGCTGAGAAGCGGCGCACCGCTTTGCGCGGTTCCGCTTGTAATCATTTTACCACACTTCGATTCACATGTGTTTCACAACGATTCAAATAAAGCGTAGAAATCAAAGTGCTTTCAATGGTCGTTTTGTACATCCTCCCAGATTTCTGCCAAAGCATCAAACCCCTCGTGGATGTAGGTAGAGACCGAATTGTCTCTGGACAAGCCCACGTCCACCGCGATCTTCTTTTGGGGCTTCAGGTCGATATACCAGCCGCAGATGCACTTTGCTTGCTTTTCAGACCGAGCAGACCCGCTCAGGCAGTAGGCCCGCCGGGCAGCTTCGATGCGCAGTTCACAGAGATCAAGCTCCATCTGCTTGAGGTTCCTCTCTTCTGTGTCGATTCTCTCCACGGCAAAGCCCACCTTGTCACCGGCTCCACCGCCCATCGGCATCCCGCTCATGCTCTGGGTGCACTTTTCGGCAGTGTCCCGGATGCGCTGGATCTTCTGCTTCTGGGCCTCGACCTGCTCCGCCAGATCTCTGCACTGCTGAAACCACGCTTTGACGGTTCGGTAATCCGGCAGTTCCGGCTCGTTGGTTTCAGGTGTCCAGGTTTGGATCATGTATCTGCCTCCATTTCTTCGATCCAGATTTCTGCTCTGGGGTTTTTCTTGTCGTAGCACACCCGGCTGCCATCGTGTGCGGCCACGATCTGGCTGTTATCGTCCGCCAGAACCTTGGCCTTCACCAGAATGTCGCAGGTCGCCTCTATGAGATTTGCAAGGTCAACCTTGCGCCGGGTGGCCATGTAGTACACACACCGCACGTTCACGCGGGCTGTGATGGGGTTGTAAGGCCGCTTGATCTGCCACAGGCACTTTTCCTGATACTGCATGAACGCCTCGCTGGGGGCCACAATGCGGCGGTTTGCGTGGGCCTTGAGGATGCGGGCAGAGTTTTTCTTTGTGCGGGGGTCGCCGTAAAGGACGAGCTTCATGGTTTTCAGCAAAATATGTCTCTCCCTTCCTGCATCCGTTGGAAGGTTTCCTCGTAGGAGTAAACCTTTGCCGGGACAAACTTCATTGTGTTTGCATCCGCCAGCATTACAACGTCCTCATGCTTTTCGATCAGCTGGCGAAGCTCTTTCATGTAGGCCACAAGCCCGCAGGCATCCGAATACGAAACGCCGCGGCTCATCAGTTGCTTGATAAACTGTTTCTGCGTCATACTTTTCCTCCAATCAAATCATCAATGCACATCTGGGTGGCCTGTTCTGGCACATCTTCCCAGCCGATGCCGATGTAGTCCAGCACACGGCCCCAGCCGTACCAGTTTCCGTTTTCGTCCCGGCAGACGTGCTTCATCCAGAACTCCCACTCTTTGGGATTGGTCTCTCGCAAAATGTCGAACCGGTGTGGTCTTCCTTCAACGTGGATGCCAAACCCGCACATTGTGCAGCCGGTGCGCTGTGCCTTTGTGGTGTACAGATTTCCGTCCTTGTCCCGTGCGATCTCGCCGTATTCGGCCGGAATAGGCACGTTTAGATCAAGTGCAAGCTGTAAAACGTCCTGTCGATCAAAGATCGCAAATGGGGCGCTGCGGGTGGTTGTCTTGCCGAAATAGTTGCAGCCGTGCATCTTCAGGCTCTTTTCACGCCGCCCGCCCTCGCTTGCCATAAGGCCCATGTATGGCACACTGTTGTGGTCCCGTGCCCAGTCGTTGCAGGGCTTTTCCTTGAGGTAGTAGCAGCAGCGGTCGGATACCTTAAACGGTGCAGCTTGGTATCCGAGTGCCGCTCCCTCCGCATCTGCGCCGCCAAACAAGTCAAGCCATTTCTGTGGAAGCTTCATCCGGCTGTTTTTCTGCCATCCGCCATATTCTCCGGTTTCGCCGGTGATGATAGCATGCCGCACGGTGGCGTTCTGTTCGGTCGGGTTCTGCAGCAGCATGATCTTACCAGCTTTTTCTTTACTGATTACTGGCCAGCCAAATTCCTGCAAGACCTGAACTTTGCTTTTCAAAGGCTTCAGGAACACAAAAGACGGTGCTTCACCTTCACCCATCCAGTTCTTGTATTCGGTCTCCATCTCGGCCGCGATCTGCTTATGCACCTGCTGCACGCCCTTTCCTTCCAGAGAGGAGCAAGACACACATGTGACAGGCAGCCCGATGTGCTCCAGAAAGTAATGCAGCGTGATGGAATCCAGGCCTCCCACGGACAGGTGCACGCCCTTGTCGTTTTCTTTTGCCCAGTAATAGAACGCCTCGGCCATCTCCTGCGCGTGCTCCACCTTGCGCTTGTACTCCCACTTTTGCATCGTCTGAAACCGCTCGATGTTCGACAAAGAGCCGTTTTCAGCCATAATGTCCTGAACCGTCTTCATTCTTTGCTTCTCTCCTTTGATGGTTTCTGCGGGTACTGCCACTCCACCACATGGTGGATGGTGCCGCCATAGTCAGGGTTCAACCAGCCATTAAAGCCGTAGCAGTCCTTCATGTAGACACCGACCTTGTAGCCCTCCTCTTCCGTGTACAAGAGAAGCTGTTCGCTCACGTCGCACTCAATAGTGCCCTCGCATTTATTCTCGTCCACCTCGTGGTGCAGCAGCGGGATTTCACTGGCCGGGTGCCATTTCTGGCAATGTTCTGCTTCCGGAAGCGCGTCAATAACCCTGTTTACATCTTCCAATGTCTTGATGTAGCCCAGAGCGGCCTCCATAAAAAGATGCTGCTTCAAAGTTTCAGCATCAAGATATTTCCGTTTGCTCATGCCACGCCCTCCTTTTTCAGCTTCTCCGGCAGCGGCATCCAGCCCACAACAGGGCGGTCTATCTGGTTGTTGTAAACCTCATCAGGGTTGAAATGGCGGTATTCCCACCAGCCTTTCGGGATTTTGTAGTCGTCCCGCTCCTCGTCGTATGTCCCCCAATCGGGAAGGTCTTCCCAACACCATACGCTATCTTGTAAAAAAACGCTCCCGTCTTCATAGTGCGCTGTCGTAATACCGTATCCGTCAATATCGTTGCGGTACAAAACCAGAACTTCGGTTTCGACCTTCGGCGGGTCGGTTTCTGGGTCTCTCCATACGGGCCGCTGCACAGCACCACAACGTGATATTTAGGCACTCTTCGCCTCTCCTTTCTTGCGCAAAGGCCTGCGATTTGCAGCGTTTTTGAGGAAATCGGGGGCTTTTGCTGCATCTTCTGGGGGGCGCGTGACAAACTGGTCACGCCCCGCCCCGATGGGGTTCGTCTTGCGGTACTCTTCCACAGACGTGCAGCCCTGCCGGGCAGCTTCCGCCAGCGCCTTGCGGACATAGGCCCAGCTGTGGCCGCCCAGATCCTCGCACTTGCGGATGATCTCTGTCACAAGGTCAGCACCCAGGCGCTCAACGTAACCGGGCAGCTCTTTCTTGCCTGTTTCGCTCAGCTTCCCGATACGGCCCCGGAATTCTTCAAAAACAATGGTCGTCGTCAAGTCGTCTCGCGCGTCCGCGCGCGTGTCGGAGTCTACGATAGTAGACGACGACTGTACTTTGTACTTTGTACTTTGACCTTTGTACTTTGGTGTGCATTTGGTTTCTTCCGGTTTCTCTGGAAAACCATTTGGTTTCTCTCGGTTTTCTGCAATAACCATTTGGTTTTTCTCGGTTTTCTTGGGTCTGCCACCTTTACTGCCGGATTCTCTATGGGACAAAACGGAACGTTGATACGTTTTAATATTCTCGTCCATGAACGGCCGAAGTGCTTCAAAAGCCATCTGTTCCAGAGGCTCCAGTCCGTCCGGTTCCTCTCCGTGCTCCACATACCGCCGCATCTTGGTGATGGTATTTTTGTACTGCTCAGGCGGAAGAATATCCAAAATCACAAATTTGTCGAATGGAATCATCAACGCTTTCGGCCTGATTTCATCGTCCACGGTGCACCTCCTTCCTTACACGCCCGTATAGCCAGATAGCACAGCTGGGAGGTCAGAACGGGAGATCGCCGTCGTCTGTGATCTCTGCGAAATCATCCACGGAACCTTGCGAGAAGTTCTGTGCCGCCTGCGGGGCGCTGTAAGAGGATTTTGCTTCGGAAGTATAGCTTTCAGTCTGCTGGTCGAAATCGCGCACAGCGGGCTTGTCTGCCGCCTTTGAGCCGCAAAAGCTGACGTTGTTTGCCAGAACCTCCACTTTCGTGCGGTTGCCGCCCTGCTTGTCCTGATACGAGCGGGTCTGGATGCTGCCGTCAATGGCGATCATGCTGCCCTTCTGGAAGTACTTGCAGATAAACTCTGCCGTCTGCCGCCAGGCAACGATATCGATGAAATCGGCCTTGCGCTCCTCGCCCTTCGGGGTGTATGTACGGTCAACCGCAATGCTGAAGCTGCACACGCTGGTGCCGTTCTGTGTGGTCTTCAGCTCCGGGGTATGGGTCAGGCGGCCCATCAATGCCACGATGTTAAGCATGCGTCAATCCTCCATCTTCTTTCGGCTGCTTTTTGGCGCATTCCATGCACAGGATACGCCCGTATTTTTTCTTGCTTCGGTCAGCCGCCTGCTGAGCAGTGACCTTTTCGCCCTTGTAAGTAAACCCTTCCACGGGCTTCCCGCAGCTGGCGCAGGTGGGCTTTGCCGGGGACGGCGCTGTGGGCCTGTCGTACTTGGTCGTATCTTTCTCCCAGTAAACATCTGCGCCAATGCCCAGGGCCTTGCAGGCCACGCTCTGCGCGTCCGTATAGGCCTTTTTATAGGCTTCGTCATCCGTGCGCTTTCCGTCTTTTTCTGTGGAGATCAGCATCGAGCCGCCCACGCCGGGAATCGGGGCGCTCCATTCGTTCTTTTCCCCGCTCTCATCGAGCTGCCGAATGTAAAGATTGGTGCAGCAGTGCACCATGATCTCTCCGTTTACCCCGGGCTTTTCCTCAAAGATGGGCGGATCGAACCGCCAGCCAATGCCAGCGGGGCCGAAAAGCTCTGTCAGCTTCTTGACCCTCCACATGGGATTGATGTCCGTCATCCCCTTCAGACGGCCACCGCCGATTGCCTTCCGCGCTTCCTCGGGCACGCCACGGGCGCTTTCATAAATGGTCATTTTGTCCATGTTTGTACTGCACCTCTTTGCATCCGTGCTCCCGGCACATGCTCTCCAGTTCAGCGTAAGAGCTGTTGTATGCTGTCTCTGCACCGTATGCCAGATCCTTGGTCAATCCGAAGCACTCTGACTGTGACAGCACGATCTCCACCGCATAGACTGCGCGGCCCAATGCTCTGGCCGCTTCCTGGCAGATGTGCACATAATCAGCCTGATCCTCGCCCGTGTATTCCCTGTCCGGGTGAAGTCTCATATACGACTGCCCACCGGCAACTGCCTTCTGAACCGTGCCGCAGCACCGGGATGCATCGCCCAGCTTTGCCAGAGCGTCCAGAATCAGCGCCAGTTTCCATTCCGGAATATTGGCCGCATAGTTCAAGCAGATTTCTTTTTTTTCATCACACTGCATAAGGATCACCTCATAGATACCCGCTGCCCGGAATCGTCCATGACAAGGTACTTGAGCGCCGGGTCAGCCTTTTTGAGCTGATCCGCATACTGTTCCGCGTCCTGCACACACCGGAAAGGGATCTCGTTCAGGAAAGCCATATCTGCCCCATAGATCTGAACCGTGCTCATTTGCGCCACCTCCCGTTTTTCCATGCCCGCCAGACCAGAAAGACCACGACCAGAACGTTGAATCCGATCCATAAGGTCAGCCCACGGGCCACCGCCTTTGCCGCCGGGCTGGAAAGCGCTTCCACGGCCCGGAACAGCAGCTCTGTTTTACTCACTGTAAAATCTCCTTTCGTTCAAAAATACTTTGCTTTGCCTTTGCTACGCGGAGCATCCCTTCTCCATGCTTTGCCTCTGCTCTTCAGCGCAAATCTGCTCTACGCCGTTGCACTTCTTTGCCTATCTATGCCTTAGCGAATCGTCGCGCATCCATGCCTTTGCATTGCAAAGGTCAGCCTGGCTTATCCATGCCATAGCAAAGCTTCGCTCCACTCCGCTTTTCCAAGCCCTTGCCCTTCTTCACGCAGCACCGCACAGCCGTCGCAAAACATCTCGTAACCCAGCACTTCTTTGCCATTGCCCAGCTTTTCAAGACTCCGCACTGCCGTTGCCATGAAGCACTATGCCTTTGCGATGCATAGCAGAGCGGCGCGTATCTGCTCAACGCCCTTGCGATGCCTTGCCGCCTACACCACGCCCAGCCTTGCCTTTGCTTCGCGGGGCCTTGCCTTGCCTTTGCTTCGCTTGTCGAGGCAAGTCTGATCCAAGCGATCTACGCCTATCTACGCCGTTGCGCTGCGCTTTCCAGCTGAGCCTTGCCTTTGCCCCGCGCTGCACTGCAGTGACTACTGTGCCCCTGCTGAGCAAACTTGTCAGCACAATGCCGTTGCCGAGTTCTGCGCACATATCCGCGCCTTCGCAAAGCTGTTACAGGCTATCCAGCGCCTTTGCAAATCATATCATTGCCGTAGCAGATCAAATCCTATCCATGCAATGCCGTTGCTCAGTCGATGATGTCAAAGGTGAAGCGGCCCTTGCCGCTGTTTCTCCACTGGCCGATGCCGCGCAGAACGCCGTAGTCCAGCCACTCCAGAACCGCATTCTCGAGCGATTCGTCCATGAGGAGGATCTCAAACTCGCAGGTGCTGCCTGCCGGGATTTCTTCACTGTTGGCCAGGCTCACGCGCTCACCCTGGGCCGTCTGGGCACGCAGGGGGCGCTGGCAGTCGCCGATCTTGCCGTTGACCTTGATGGGGATCATACGGGGCTGCGGGAAGATCAGGCCGTCGATGACCTTCTTGTAGGCAGAGAGCTTGCCGCTCTCGTTGACGGCCCGCTTCTTGCCTGTTTCGGTCTTGCCGCCCACGCGGGCCAGCATGCCGCAGGAATCCTTGAAAAATCCCTTGATCTGGTAGTCGTAGAGCACCGGCTCTCCGTTCTCGTTGCGGGGGAACACGGTCATGCCCTTGTCTGCCACGGCATCCGCGCCAAGAGCGGCCACCTCGTCCTCGATCGTGGCAGCATCCGGGCTCTTGCTGGCAATGAAGTCCCGGGCGACGTTCTGGTTGGAGGGCCAAGTGCCCAGCACCGGCTCCAGGAAGGTGATCTTGACTTTCAGAATTTTGGTTTTCATGCTGATTTCTCCTATATCTTGTGGTTTATGTAATCAAAAACGCATTATCTTGCGTACAGAAGGTTCCCCAGAGCGTCCCGCACCTGAATCATCTCGTAATGCTGGATGTTCTCGTCTGCCCAGTGCTGGGCCTTAACGCTGGCTGGCTCCCCGGGGTATTCGTCCGGCGTGAGCGGGTCTGTGAACCGCCTGACATCGCAGCCCCGAGGGCTCTTGCGGTAGGCGTAAGCATATACAATCATGCTCATGCGCCCCTCCGGTTCTGCCGGTAGTCCGGTTCCTCGGTGCGGGCGTGAGTGCGGTCAACGCGGCCATAACGGCGGGCGTTCTGCTCACGATCCTGGGCGGCAAAGCCCAGCCGCAGGAACAGCACCGCTGCCAGCACCAGGCACAGGGCCGTGGCAAACTGGCTGTCGGAGATGGTGCTGCCCGTCTGTGCGCTGCCCTCGATGCCCATGCCGTACAGCAGACTTGCGGCACCGCTGGCAGCAGACAGCCAGTACCAGATGCGGGATTTAATCTTCATATTTCCATTTCCTCCTTATCGTTCTCATACGGGCGGACGATCTTGCATCCGCGCCGGTGCATATAATCGATAAAACCGTCGATGTAGATTGTAGCCTGCCGCCGTTTGGTATCTTCCCGGGGGACTACCCACCCGTCATACTCGCCGTGTGCAACATTATTCCAGAACTTGCTCGGGCTCATCGGAACGAGGTTTGCTCGGAACATCTCGCAGCACTCAGCAACGCCTTTCATTGTGATCCTTTCCATTCGGAGCCTCCGTTACTCTGATTCAACAACCAGTCCATCTTTGAGCATATACCATGTATCTGCTTTGATTGAGATTCCATTCACAAGTTTTAGGTCTGCGCAAAGTAAATTCCCGTCATCGTCGTACTCGGTCAGCACCAAATAGCACCCAACGGAGCCCTTGACTTTGCTTTTGTACCCATTTGCGACAGCAATGCTGTTATTTCCCTCTGCTTTTGCTCTGCAATAAGGACCAGTTGCTGCCGCCGTGCTGTAATTGCCGCTGGTGCCTGCCGTGCTGTAATAGCCGCTGGTGCCTGCCGTGCTGGAATAGCCGCTGGTGCCTGCCGTGCTGTAATTGCCGCTGGTGCCTGCCGTGCTGTAATAGCCGCTGGTGCCTGCCGTGCTGTAATCG